TCGCGAATGCCCGCATAGGGGCCAAGCTAGGGGTAGCCAATCCCGATGGTCTGACGCCCTCTGAGTTGGCCGAGGCATTGCAGCGGGCAGGGAAGATGGATAAGGTTATCTACACTCCAACCGGGAAAGTGTCCACCGCCAAGAAGAACTTGATGGCTTGCATCAGTGACAAGGAACTGGTCGATCTGCTGGCTTACAAGAGCTCCTTGAGCACCTGCTTCTCTACGTTCATGCTGCCGTGGCTTGAGCTCTCCGCTGAACATGGGCGCTTGTTCCCTGAGTGGAACCAAGTTCGCACCACGGAGAACGGCAAGCGGTACGGAACCCGAACGGGGCGGCTGAGTTGTAGCAATCCCAACTTGATGAACGTACCCACCGAGTTCGAGCAAGACCTACCGCCGGACATTGATCCCCTCCCATTCATGCGAGAGTTCCTGTTGCCTGAGGAGGGCCATGTCTGGCTGAAGCGTGACTTTAGCTCGCAGGAGGTACGCATCGCCGGCCACTTTGAGGATGGGCCTCTGTGCCGAGCTTACAACGCGGACCCTCAGCTCGATCCACACTCAATGGCGCATGGTATGATCCTAAGCACCACCGGCAAAGACTACCCACGGAAGCACGTTAAGATCACGGGCTTCCAGATACTCTATGGGGGTGGAGCGCCAGCTATCAGCCAGGGAGTCGGATGCAGCCTTGAGGAAGCAGCTTTGCTCAAGACTTCGTACTTCCAAGCCATGCCGGGACTGTACCAGTTAATCCAGGACGTGACGGCATTGGGCCGATCTGGCCAGCCCATCACAACGTGGGGAGGTAGGAAATACTACACCGAGAAGTCAGTTAAGTTCCCCAACAGGGACTTTAGTTACAAGCTGACGAACTACTTGATTCAAGGTAGCGCGGCTGACCAAACGAAACAGTGTATCATTGACTGGGAGACCACCCAGTCTGGCGCGGTGTTCCTCGCTTCGGTACACGATGAGTTGAACATCTCGGCCCCGGTGGATAACTGGAAGGAACACATGGCCTTCTTGCGTGAGGTCATGAACCGTGATAGGCTGGACGTTCCCATGCTCAGCGAAGGCTTTGTGGGGGAGAACTGGCATGACATTGAGGAGACAGAATGAGCTGGTCATATTCAAGGTACGGGCTGTGGAAGCAATGCCCGAGGAAGTACAAGTTCCGCGTGATCGATAAGTTGACTGAACCTCCTATGACGGAGGGGCCAGCGATGCGGGGGATTGAAATCCACAAGATGTTTGAGGACTACCTGCTCGGTAACGTAGCTGAACTCTCTAATGAGTTTAACTACTACACCGACTTCCTCAATGATTTGAAGAAGGTGAACGCATGGCCAGAGATCAAGCTCGCTGTGGACAAGGATTGGAATGAGGTTGACTGGGACTCAGAAGATATGTGGTTCCGCTGTATCCTGGATGCTTTAACTCTCCATGGATCAGAGAAGGCTGTGATCTACGACTGGAAGACTGGCAAAGAGTACCCCGAGCACATTCACCAACGGGAGATCTACGCCTGTGCGGTCAACAGTATCTACCCTGATGTGTACGAGATTGACTGCTACCATGTCTACTTGGACAGCAAGTCAGTGACGCACACGGTATTCCACCGCGACCAGATACCGGCCCTTCAAGTGAAGTGGGAAAAGAACGTTCAGCAAATGTTTGAGGATACGTGGTTCCCTGCGAATCCTAGCTGGCTGTGTCGGTACTGCCATTTTCGTAAGGAGAACTTAGGGCCATGCGAGTTCTAACTGAGAAAGCCTTTGAGGCAAAGCTGAACAAGGGGGCCAAAGAACTAGGGTTCTGGCCCATCAAGCTGAACCCCACATGGAACAAGGGTCTACCCGATAGGCTCTTCGTGGGGCCAAGCGGATGCGCCGTGTTCATGGAGCTCAAGAAGAAGGGGACTGGCAAGGCGAGCGAGTTGCAGAAGTACTACATACGACTCCTCACCATGCTCGGTCATCACGCCTACATAGTGGATGATTATGACGACGCAATTGAAAAGCTGGAAGCCGCACTCCTATCAAGCCAGAGCAATCAAGATGATGCTGGGTCAGGCGGCGGTCGGCCTATTCCTTGACCCCGGACTAGGTAAGACTTCCATCTCTCTGGGGGCGCTGCGCGTCCTCAAGCGGCTCGGCTATGTCAAGAAGACTTTGATCATAGCCCCACTTCGCCCCGCCTATTCTGTATGGCCGGGGGAGATATGGAAGTGGGAAGAGTTCAATGAGTTTGACTACGTCGTTCTGCATGGGCCGGAAAAGGACTTCCGGCTACAGGAAGACGTTGATCTCTACATCATCAACCCCGAGGGGCTGAAGTGGCTGATAGAGCAGAAGCTGCCAGACTTTGATTGTCTTATCGTAGATGAATCCACCAAGTTCAAGGACTCTACGACCAAGCGGTTCAAGTACCTGAAGAAGATGCTCCCCATGTTCAAGCGGCGGTGGATCCTCACCGGCACCCCGATGCCCAATACTCTGCTTGACCTGTTTGGCCAGATCTTCATACTGGACATGGGGAACGCGCTTGAGCGATACATCACCCATTTCCGCCTGAAATACTTCTACAAGCCGGGATACAACGCTTGGGAGTGGAAACCTCAGCCGGGGGCTTTTGAGCGAGTGGTGGAGAAAGTATCCCCGCTGGTCATGCAGCTACGGGCAGAAGACTACCTTGAGATGCCTGATCTCCAGTATGTAGACGTACCAGTCTACCTCCCCACTGACGCTATGACAGTCTACAAGCAGGTGGAGGATGACTTCATCGCCATGCTGGAAGATGGGGTGATCTTGGCGGCGAACGCGGCGGCGGCCGGAACCAAGTGCCGACAGATCGCCAATGGGGCCGTCTATATTGAGGAAGACTTTACGGTTATCCATGAGGCCAAGCTAGAGGCGCTGGATGACCTGCTCTCAGAGCTAGAGGGCCACCCAGTCCTGCTGCTTTACGAATTTGACCATGACCGACAACGCATCATGGCGAAATACAAGAACGCTACCGACGTTAAGATGTCCAAAGACATTGGGCAGGTCGTGCATGACTTTAATGCGGGAAACATCCCTATTCTATTAGGCCATCCGGCGAGCATGGGCCACGGACTTAACCTTCAAGGAACCTGCAATCATGTCATCTGGTTCGGGATCACGTGGAACTTCGAACACTACGACCAAGCAATTCGCCGAGTATATAGACAGGGCCAAGAGAATGACTATGTACGAGTCTATCACTTGGTCGCAGAAGGAACCTTGGATTCGAAGGTCCTTGGCGCGTTGCAGAAGAAAGAGCGTGGTCAGAACGAACTCCTGGCCGCACTTAAGAGGTAAATGAGTGTATACTTATGTAATGGCCCGCCATGTGAGGAACACTCTTGGATATTGTCATTTGGTTTGAAGATGGAGACGATGGGGAGGTCATTGCCGTTGCCGTCAATCAGCGGGGGCGTGATGCACTGACCCATGTTCTCTATTCAACAACCCCGGTTTATTCAGTCGCCCTACATGGTGGACCGGAAGAATTTTTGGAAAGTGTAGGGCAGAATGTTAAGGTAGTTCTTAACGATAATGGGCATATGATCAATATGGACACCGATAAAAAAGTGTTGCAATGATTGATACGATGTGTATAATGAGTCAACCTGCTAGCTCGCAGGCAATTAAAAAGGAGAATGAGCATGACCGCAGTAACTCCCCCGGCTGTCAAGTCGAAGACGGCCAAAGCAGAAAAAGCAGCGAAGCCCCCGAAGGCTGCTGCCGATCCAAACGCTCCCAAGAAAGAGCGTGCTCCGCGCAAGGACTACGGCTACTCGAAGGAAAGCAAGATCGAGGTGCTCGCAAGGGCAGAAGACGCCAAGCCGTATCGTGGTCAGCGAGCCGAATGGTACGAAGCACTCGTGAAGGCCAACGGCAAGACCTGTGCCGACTTCGTCGAGGCCCGCAAGGGTATCAAGAGCGAGAAGGGTACGGTGCAGAACCCGGCCTCCTGGCTCCGGTTCTTCGTCGAGGACGGCGCGGCCAAGCTCCACAAGCCCGCGGAATAACAAAACAACAAGAAAAGCCTGAGACCCTGCGCTTCTGCAGAAGCGTGGGGTCTTTTCATTTGGAGATCTGAAATGATAACGAGAGACGAACTGCGGGCGCACCTCACCCACAGACGCCCCGGTGTCACTAGTGATGAAGACTGGGGTCAGCTTACGGTCATCACAGAGTACAAAGACTTACCCATCGAGGGGAAGAGGGTAATGGATGTGGGAGGAAATATCGGCGCGTTCGCCATACGGGCCTCCCTTGAGGGCTGCGAACTGGTGAAAACCTACGAGCCCGAGCATGACAATTTCCATACGCTGACGCAGCACGTGAAGGGACTGTCCAACGTAGAGATCTGCAACGCAGCCCTGACCAACGATCCCACAGGTACACCTAAGAAACTGTGGCTCACAGGTACGGGCACGATGGGGAGCTGTAGCACGACTGAGTTTCGTGGCCGCACCCCGATCAATATCGTGACCATCAACTTTATGGAGGAACTTGAGAAGTATGAGTTCACCTCCATTAAGATGGACTGTGAAGGCGAGGAATGGGCGCTACTCGGGGAGAATACCCTCCCCATGTACGTCACTGACGTAGTGGCCGAGCTCCACTTCACGAAGCGGTACTGGCGGGAGCAGCACTATCCCAGCCTTCTGCGGCACATGAGACACCAAGGATTCTATGAGCATAAGATGCCCAAGAGCACTGGTAAGAATTTCCACACTATCGCCCACTGGAGGCGCTGATGAAGATCCTCATACCTGTCTTTGAAATACAAGACTACGGCGGCATCACTGGTCATACGGAACTGCTGATGCGCGGCCTCAAGGAAGCGGGCCACACTGTGAAGCTGGTTATCCTGCGGAACAATACTCGGGGCCACTACCTGAAGAAATTCGACGGCCCTGCGGGGAGTTACCCCAGTCAGTGCGGGGGGAATGTGCATCTGCTCGCTGGCTGGTACGGTGTCCCGGTGATATCCTATGGCAACCGCGCCTGTGCAGATGGCTTTGTCCGGTTCGCTCAGGACTTTGATTACATCATCTGGGATCTGCCATGCCCGTATGATGACGAGGGTGAGTGGCAGAGGTTGTACGAGTCTGGCGTTCCACAGGTCGCTGTTATCCATGATGCCCACTATCGGCGAGCGTACCGTCACCTGGACGATGTGGCTGACAAGCTGAAGTTTATCGCTCCTGTGAATGAGTCGGCGTTTGGGGCGGTCAGCATCTTTCCTGGCAAAGTACGGTTGATCAACAACGGCCACAAGCTGGAGAACTGGGAAGAGCAGCGCATCTACGCCACGCGCCAGAAGATCGCCGTATGCGCTCACGTCTGGAAAGCATGGAAGAATATGCACAGAGTCGTTCAGGCTGCGCCGCTGGTCCGCAACTCCTACATAATCATGGGGGGTGATGGAATCGAGGGCCGCTATATGCGAAGCCCGGACAAGTGCAAGCCGAAATACAAGGGGATGTGGACAGCCTACTGCGCTAGCCCGCACGAGTATGTAGGAGTGCTGACCCCAGACGAACTTTTCCACTTTTACGCCAACGCGAGGGTTATGATTGACCTCTCTTGGAATGACCGCTTTGCGAGCTATGGCTGTCACTACAACCGAAGCATCGTGGAGGGGGCGAATTGGGGGTGCATCCCGCTGGTGAACAAAGAGTTCTTTGCGGGCAGTAAGGTCTTCCCCGAGGGCACCTACATCGGGGTCTCCAAAGATGCTGGCCCTGAGGAACTGGCCCGCTGGATCAACATGGCTTGCAGCATGAGGCAGGAAGAAGCAGACGAGATAATCGGCAAGCTGCGAAGGATCATAATTGATCAGTTCGACTACAAGCGCACCAGTTTGCAATACCTCGAGCCCTAAAGACCAAAAACAGGCTGCGCTTAGACGCCACCAAGACGTTTTTAGGGGGTAGGTAAGGGCAAGGCTAGGGGTACATAATCCGTACAGCCTGGACGCTTACAATGGTCTGGGCTATTTTTAACCTTATAAAACAAGGGGTTACGATGCACGAGCAAAACTTCCAAACGCTGCTTTACTGGATAAAGGAGCGTGAAATAGTCAGATTAAAGAAAGAACACGGTGACCCCAAGCCATGGAGCGAGGATCCTGTGTTCCAAACCACCTACTTCTGCAACGTGGATCGAGAAAACGACACGGTGACCAAGTGGATACGGAATCACTACAGCGCGTTCGTTGACCACCCGCTGTTCACAGAGAACATGATTCTGGCGCGGCTGCTGAACTGGCCCCCCACTCTGGAGATCATAGGCTACCAGGAAGAGTGGGTGCCGAGCCTGATAAATGTGACTTTACACAGAGAAGCGAAGAAGGGTAAAATATGGGGAAGTGCTTATGTTGTCACGACCCATGGAATCCAAATGAACAAGATCGATTACCTGACCGAGCGAGTAATGCCTTCCGCGTGGCATAACGTGGACGGCATCCCTGATGGGGCTACCTGTAGAGAAGTATCAGGGATGCTCCAGAATGTAGAGGGAATCAGTACGTTCATGGCGGGGCAGGTCATAGCCGACCTTAAGAACACCCCCGGACACCCACTCCGTGACGCCCCAGACTGGCTGTCTTTTGCCCTTCCCGGCCCCGGCAGTCGGCGCGGTATGAATTGGCTGCACGATAAGAAGATCAGTGACGGCCAGTGGCTTAGGAAGCTGCACGAACTACAGGATGTCTTGCTCTCTGAGCACTACATTGAGTTGTGCGCCCAGAACCTACAGAATTGCTTGTGCGAGTACGACAAGTATATGCGAGTCAGCAACGGGACTGGCCGCAGCAAGAGGAAATATCCCGGACTATAAGGAGAACGAAGTGTTATCGACAATCTACGGGAAGAGTGTTCCCGAGGCCTATGTGGACGGCCTATGGAAGCTCCGCATTGAGGGTAAGGAGAGAGACACCCGGAATGGTGTGGCGGTCACTATCCCCAACCCTGTCCACCTGATTATCGGGAACCCAGAGCGGCGTGTCCTCTTCTGCCCGGTACGCGATGCCAACCCTTTCTTCCATTGCTTTGAGTTCCTGTGGATGCTGGCGCAGCGCAACGACGCAGAATGGCTTTCGCAGTTCGTGCCGCGCATCAGCAACTATGCCGAAGACAATGGCAAGATCTGGGGCGCTTACGGCGTCCGTTGGGGCAAGCAGATTGAGAGCGTCATTGACGTACTTAAGAAAGACCCCACGACCCGCCAAGCAGTCCTCGCTATGTGGAACCCAGAGCTGGACCTGACCACGGCCCCACTACGCGATCGGCCCTGCAATACTCACATCTACCTGAGCATTGACGACGGTAATCTCACTATGCGTGTGATGAACCGCAGCAATGACTTCATATGGGGGATGCTGGGGGCGAACGCTGTCCACATGACCATGCTCATGGAAGTCATTGCTCACCAAGTGGGGGTACCGATGGGTCGGTATGAGGTGATTTCTAACAACCTCCATATCTACAAAGACATCCCCCGCTTTGAGCAGCGGTTCAAGACCATAGTGGTCATTGACCCCTACCGCACCCACGAAGTCGCGGCCTTCCCCATATTGCAGGGCGACGAAACTTTGGAGCTCCTTCGAGCAGATGCTGTGGCGTTCTGCAACGATGAGTTTCCCCACTTCCACACGACCTTTGTGCGCGAAGTGGCGTTCCCCATGCGGGAAGCGTGGTACACTCGTACGATGGACTCCACGCGGGCCATCCAAGCGAGTGATTGGCGGCGGGCGTGTCAGGAGTGGCTGGCCCGTAGAAATGAAGAACCTGCCTCGGAGGCAATCGTATGAGCAAGGCTAACCAGACCCAGGTCGGCGGCGACCATTACAAGAAAGGCGGTGAGGAACATTGGGATCGCGCATGGCGGCTCCATTACGACTGCTTCCAGTACATCATCACCAAGTGGGTGGAACGGTGGCGGGACAAGGGTGGCATTGAGGATCTCAAGAAAGCCCGCCACGCCATTGACAAATACATTGAGTGTGCTGAGGCAGAAGCAGCGCGGGGAATAGCCCCCAAGCGATGCCGTGAGTGCCAGTGTCCCATCCCTGAAGGGCATGAGCATTACTGCGATGACTGCCACCAGCAAGAACTAGAACTTCGTGGCTATGTAGACCAAGACAAGTGGTTGTAGGTCGCGGATAAGGGCCATGTTATAATGACCCTTGCGGTAAGTTCGTTATAGCCGGGACAGGTTCACGTCCCGTCCCCCAGCGAGCTTATCTCCGTGTGGAGGGGACAACCTTAGAACCCGCGGAGGCCGGGGTGTGGACCAGCCTTCACCTTTATGGCTTGGAATGACCTTAGTGAGCAGGAACGGAAGGAGACCCTTGCGGATCTGTGGGGGTACATTCTGATTCCTGGGATCCTAGCTCTCCTAGTGTTCGCGGGACTACTAATCTTTGCCCCCGATTTACTTCAGCGAGCCATTGACGCGACTGGATCAGATATTCAGCTTCCTTACCAGTCACCTGAATCCGTTCACTCCCGAGAAGGTTGAACAGCCAGCCAGTGACGTTCAGGGTCAGTTCGTCGTTACCATTTTCGTCCATCTTATTCTCCTTATTTTAGTTTAGCGGGGATTCTATTTCTTTGCGAGACCCGCTTTCCTCGCAAAGAAGCCTTACTTCTTTACAGTCCTTACACTCTGCCTCACACTTGAGCTGCACATCTGTAGATGTGCAACTGCCAAGAGCAAGAGTTAATATGAGAACTAGTCTACGCATTGTTCGGGTTATCAATCAACTGGAACATGAACGGAACGTCCCACGGCCCGCTGTCACTCATGCGGTGCGTGTTCACCACCTGCACCGATGCGCCGGGGATGGATTGTGATGTCTGTCCACCGGGAGACGTTGCCGATGTGTTGTAAGTGTAGCAGAGTTGCTTGCCCGTTCGCGGGTCCATCGTTTCGGTGTTCTGCGGCGTGACAGTGTAGATGCCGCTGTTCGTTGCGCCCTTCGTCACACTCATGCCACGCGGGTTCGCACCAGAGATGACACCCGTAGAATTAACGAAGATACCGGCAATCGTTTCAACCTTGCCACGCAACAGGCAGACGTAGAAGTTGCGATCCACTGGTCCGTTGTCACTGTTGCGTACCGTCGAGATGCGATACGACGCACCGCTCGCGAAGACGTACGAACCGAAGCCGAGAGCTTGGCCGCCGACGCCCGCAATGAACAGAGCGTTGCCGCCACTCTGCGGCTGATAGTCAGCAGAGACCCAACCGTCGATCACCAGCGAGTAGACTCCAGTGCCGGTGCGCGTCATTGTCCAGCCTGTCGGGCGCGTACCAACGAAGCCGCCTGTCGTGCCGGTGATCTGTGCAACCTGTACCGTGTTGCTGTTATCGAGCGGCTCGATCATGTGGACCCAACACTGTGCATTCTGGAGCCCACTGTCAGCGATGCGCGTCATGTAGATTGACCACGATTGCCCGGTCGTCCTGATTACTTGCGCCAGACTCGCCGCGCTGTTCAAAGAATAATCGGTGAAGAAAATCCCAGAGCGCACCGGATCAGCGTTGTGTACGAACGTGTAGCGTCCTGCGGCGGTGTTAGTCCAAGTCCAGCCAGCAGGAGCAGTTCCGCTGAAACCAGAACTGGTGAGAGTCAATGCAGACCGGATGCGCCACGCGATGCCTCCTGCTCCCGCTGCTGCGGCGACATTCAATGGAAACATTACGCCCTCTTCAACCCGCTGCCCCAGATGTTCACGACAGTCGCAGACTCCCACTGAAGATGCGCGACACCGCCAGCATCCAGAGTGATCGCACCTGTCGCTGCATAAGCAGAACCGGCGTCCATGACAAACGCCGTGACACCTGACAGCGTGAACGGAGTGCTACCGCCAGCCGCCGCCTTTTGAATGAGCGTGATCTGCGTACCGAGTTCCAGTGACGGGATCGTGAGTGCCGCACCTGTAGAGACGATGCTCACGACCTGACCCTCGTCACTCTGTGCCAGCGTGAGCGGAGTCGTCATCGTGCGAACGACACCCGGATTGCGGAAGCCTACGAGTTTGTCCGTGGTGGAGCCTCGCGGATAAACTCCCAGCGAACCTGTCTCCCTCGTCCTGAACCTCACGACGTTCCCGCCGCCACCCGAAGACGAGTTGTACCAGTAATGATCGGCGGTACTGAAGAACGTATTGCCACCGGAAAGATTCACAATGGTCTGGAACGTCGTCAGCGAAGCACCGCTAGAAGTTGAGAATGTCCAATTTCCGGTGATCGATTCATTCGCCGCTTTCTGTGCGTAGGGGGTGAGATCAGGAGGAGCCGGTATGTCGTTGACCGTGGCGATGTTCACACCGTTGATCGTCGGCTGCGCGGTGAAGTTCCAGGCTGCGCTGATCGTTTCCGCGGAAGCCTTGCGACCGTAGCGACCATCGGTCTGACTTAGAATCGGGAACTCATTAGCAACACTGGCAGCGACACCAGCAACGCGACCACTGAACTGTGCCGTGCCGTCGTCTTTGAAAATAACCGGACGATCTACGAACTGACCAGCAGCGTCGTATCGCCACAGGCCGAATACGTTGTCCGAAGGCTGTCGCGCCAAGAGCCAGCGCACGGCTCCCGCAACAGTACGGAACTGCGTACCGACCGTGCCAGAGTCAGAGTCGAATTGCACGTTCGTCGAGGCCATACGAATGGCGTTCCCGTGAAGCACCAGCCCGTTGAACGTCCACCCCGATGAGATAGTCTCCGCACGATCACGCAGCGTGGCGCGACTACCGATCTCATCCAACACATCCTGGACAATGGTGCTCGTCCATGGGGAGGTCGTATTGTCGTAGAACACATTGTTCGAGTCGACGAGCGTCGGTGCCTCGGTTTTGATGTAGTACCAGCCCGGAGTCAGGCCGGTCCCAGCACCGAGCCACAGAAGGTAGTCGCCGGGTAACACCGTGGTCAGTACCGGGGTTCCGCTGTCGTCGACGAATACCAGCAGATCGCCTTCCTTGATGATGACGTAGAACTGTCCACCCTCGGTGCCGTCTGGTGGGTTGGTTCCACCGCTTGCATCCCACGTTCCCTGGAAACTGAGAGAACTGAACGGCAGGAGGTTGACGGGGAGCTTGCCCGACCCCGCCACCTTCACCAGACCGTTCGGTTGATTCAACTGCGCGTTGTTGAGTCTCAGGTCGCCGTTGGTACGGATGTTCGCGATAGTGCTGGGACTGCCAAACTGTACGATATTACTCGAATCTACGAGAGCGATGGTGATCGTGCCGTTATTCGCCGCGTTCCATCCAGAAAGATTGACGTTGTTGCCGAGGCTCACGCTGGTGTTGAATCGCCACGTTCCAGAGATTGTCCAGTTGCCGCCGACAGCCCAATTCTCAGTACGGATCTGCGCCAACGTGGTGTAGTCACTATTTTCCGTTCCAGCAGCACCACGAACACGCCGCGTACCGAACTCAACGAGAGTATTGTCGGTGATACGCATCGCCCACTCAGAGCGAGTACGGTCGTAGAATCCGAACTGCTTTGCAGAAGAGGCCAACAGGACATCTATGCCAGTGGTCTCCTGAGGATTTACCAGACGAACCCGCGCCTCTCCAGCTTGAGTTCCTGCTCCAACAACTAATTCAGAGACTCCAGAGGTAGACACCACCGTCGGCCGCGCCGTGAACGTCCACGAAGAGATGATGGTCTCTTGGCGGTTCCGCTTGGTGTAGTCGGTAAGATCAGTCTGGCCGAAGCTCAGCTTGTACCAGCCTTCAGTTAGATCAGGGTTGGTCTGACCAGCGTAGACAATCGCATCACCAGCCACTA